CAGCATCAACCACCCTGACATCATCCAGTTTCTGGAGATGCGTAAGCCCACTGGTGATCAGAACGTTCGCACCTTGAACATGCATCACGGCATCAACATGTCCGACGAGTTCATGAACATCATCGAACGATGTATGAAAGATGACAGTACAGACGACAGCTTCAACCTAGTCAATCCTGCCAACGGTAAAGTGGTTGAGACAGTATCAGCTAAGTATTTGTGGCAGAAGATCTTGGCCCTGCGTATGCAAACAGGTGAACCCTATCTCGTCTTCATTGACACAGCCAACAAAGCTATGCCATCGTGGTTGAAAGACAAAGGCTTTACCATCAATGGTAGTAACCTTTGCACTGAAATCTTCCTGCCAACAAATGAGAAACGCACAGCCGTGTGCTGCTTGTCTTCACTGAACTTGGAGTACTACGATGACTGGAAAAAGAACAAACAGTTTATCCTTGATGTTATGGAGATGTTGGACAACGTGCTTGACTACTTCATTGTCAATGCACCAGACACTATTGCCCGTGCTCGTGCCAGCGCTTTGATGGAACGTAGTATTGGTATCGGCACACTAGGCTTTCATGCTTTCTTGCAGAAGAAAGGTGTTGCTATTGATGGTGTACTATCTAAGAGTTACAACAATGAAATCTTCAAACACATCCACAACCAATGCACAATTGGTGACGCTATCTTGGTTACGTCACGTGGCAAATGCCCTGATGCACATCTCAGTGGTGTTCGTCGTCGCTTTAGTCATTGGACTGCTATTGCTCCCAACGCCAGTAGCAGCTTGATTATGGGCAATACAAGCCCTTCCATTGAACCCTACCGTGCTAACGTGTTTCGTCAGGATACATTGTCTGGTGCATTCGTGTACAAGAATCGTTTCCTCAAAGCAGAGCTTGCACAGCTTGGTATGGACGATGACGATGTGTGGGCATCCATCATCAGCAACGATGGCTCTATCCAGCATCTGGACGTGCCTGAGAAGCTGAAGGAAGTGTACAAGACAGCGATGGAGATTGATCAACGCTGGCTCATTGAGCTTGCTGCTGACCGTCAGAGATACATTGATCAGGGACAGAGTGTGAACCTGTTCTTCCCTGCTAACGTGTCTGTGAAGTATCTGCACAGCATTCACTTCCTTGCTTGGAAGAGTGGACTGAAGAGCCTGTACTATCTTCGCAGTGAGAAGGTTAAGAAGGCAGACAAGGTTGGTGCTCAGATTAAACGTCAACGCATTGAAGATGAGATTGACTTAAAACAAATTGCAGATGGTGACACCTGCTTAGCTTGCGAAGGATAATATGACAAAGACTAAAGCCGACATTACACAAGAACGTACCATCTTCAAACCGTTCAAGTTTCCTTGGGCCTACGATGCATGGTTGCAACATGAGCAGTCTCATTGGCTGCACACCGAAGTGCCAATGTCAGAGGACGTTAAAGACTACAAGAAGCTGAACAAGGACGAGCAGGAGTTTCTGACAAAGATCTTGCGCTTCTTTGTACAGGGTGACTTGGACATTGGCAGTGGTTATCACGACCATTACATTCCCTTGTTCCGTCAACCGGAAGTGCGAATGATGATGAGTGGGTTTGCTGCCCGTGAAGCTTTGCACGTTGCAGCCTATGCACACCTGATCGAAACATTGGGGTTGCCTGAGTCAACCTACAACGAGTTCCTGCAGTATGCTGAGATGCTTGAGAAGCATGACTACCTTCAGCGACTCAACACATCACCAGTGGCTGAGAAGATTGCTGTCATCTCTGCCTTCGGTGAAGGTATGCAGTTGTTCTCCAGCTTCGTTATGTTGCTCAACTTCGCACGTAACGGTAAGCTGAAAGGACTTGGTCAAATCATTAGCTGGTCCATCCTTGATGAGACTATGCATGCTGAAGGAATGATAAAGGTATATCGTGAATATGTTAAACATCATCAAGATGAAACAACACCTGAACAGATTAAAGAGATTGCTAAGGAGATGGTTGCTCTTGAGGACCAGTTCATTGATCTTGCTTTTGGTATGGTGGAAGTTGAGAAGCTTACCAAAGAAGAAGTGAAAGAGTACATTCGCTACATTGCAGATCGTCGACTCATTTCAATGGGTATGAAAGGAATCTACAAGATCAAAAAGAATCCCCTACCTTGGGTTGATGGTATGCTCGGTACATCACACACCAACTTCTTTGAACAGAAGGTCACAGACTACAGCAAGGGTGCTCAGACTGGTACATGGGACGATGTGTGGGGCAGGGCAGCATGAGACACTTCACTGTCAGCTATAGCAGCCAAAACAATGTGTTCAAAGGTGTATTGCATGTTGAAGCTTCCACTATTTCTGAAGCACAAGACAAGTTTTTAAACTGGCTCATCAAACAACCATCATATGCACATCTATGGCAACTCAGCTTTGAGTTTGTTGAGATTGGTGCTAGTCTGTAATCTAAAGGAAAATATGTTTATCATCGAACCGCGACAAGGTATTGGCCTCGACATTGAATTCAATCAAGACATCTGCCACATCGCTGACACTGATGATGTTAAAGAGGGTTTGTTTGCATTCGTCGGCATCATCATCCTATTACCATTCATCAAAATCTACATTGGTGAAATGAACTTGATTGGCGGTAAAGAGTGATTGAAGTTGTTGTTACTGGCGACATGCTCGTCACTGCTAGAGACAAAGCAGCAGAGATGGGCAGGCTACGCAACTCCATCATCAATGGGGCTGGTAACATTGCTGGCTTCATTGGTGAGGCCATTGCACAGCAGGTGATGGGTGGTGTACTTGCTAACACCTATGACTACGACCTCATCCTGTGCAACGGTAAGACAGTGGATGTGAAGACTAAGCAGACATCTGTTAAGCCTTTAGATACTTACGAGTGTTCTATTGCTGCGTTGAATACAACCCAAGAGTGTGACTACTATGCTTTCGTTCGTGTCAAGAACGACTTCAGTGTGGGTTGGTTCTTAGGTGTGTACGAAAAACAACAGTATACAATTGACAGTGTGTTCATGAAAAAGGGTACAATCGATACCAGCAACGGCTACACTGTGAAGTCTGATTGCTACAACCTCAAAATCAACCAACTGAAGGAGCATATTCATGCAACCCAATAAAGCCACCCTAGTCTTCACAGACGACAATGATGGTAGTCTCAGTATCCAAATCTTGTTTGAACCTGAGACACCCGACAAAGAAAGCAACGCACACGTTGCAGCCATCCTTGCTCACCAGTACATTGTCAATAAAGTTGATGAGGCTTACGAAGATGAACCAGCCTGAACAACCTATTAAGCGCACGTCTGTCACCACCACAGACATGGCTGAGAAGACTAAGAAGGTGGAATACTTTGTTGTGCCTGACACAACTACAACGCTGTGTTTTATGCACCTGCATTGTGGCTTTCTCATCATTGGTAAGAGTGCCTGTGTAGACCCTGCTAAGTTCAACACAGCCCTTGGTGAGAAGTATGCTTATGAAGATGCTATCAACAATATGTGGGAGCTAGAGGGATACCTGCTCAGCAATGAACTCTATGGAGAAAACCATGCAACAGTTTAAACGACCACAGCATTTGCTGCGTATCCAGTTTGAGAAGGGCTATTACGCCTTTAGCCGTGGCTGGCTCACCAACAGCTACGACCCATCTAGCTTGGCTGGTATGGAATGGGAACGTGGTTTCAATGCTGCGTACTTCGACAACCTTGCGAGGATTAAATGACAACGTTCAATCGCCTGCATAACATGCGTAATCCCAATCAAGGAAAGAACAAGAAAGTGTTGTGTGTCTGTTCGGCAGGTTTGCTGCGTAGTCCTACACTAGCATGGATCTTGTCTAACGAGCCGTTCAACTTCAACACCAGAGCAGTTGGTACAGCCAGCGACTATGCTTTGATTGTGCTAGATGAGGTGCAGCTTCAATGGGCAGACGCTGTAGTGTTTGTTGATGATGGCAACTACCAAGTTGCCTGCTACGACCACAAAGAACTCATTGATAATATGGAACATCATGTGTTGAAGATTCCTGACGTGTATCAGTTCAGGCATCCAAAGCTTGTGGAGGCTGCAACAGAGCAGTTGAAAGAAGCGTTCAAGTTGTGATATAACATTGTCAGCGGGGATTCAGGGCATCCGTAAGTCTCATAAGCTCTACGCAGAAGTTTCGAGTACTTCCCCCGCTTCCACGTTCCGGTAGCTCAACTGGCAGAGCAACGGATTCCAAATCCGTAGGTTGTGGGTTCGACTCCTACTCGGTTCGCCAAACAATATGCAGTGGATAGTGTAAAGGTTAGCACACTTGTCTGTGAAACAAGTAGATAGAGTTCGATTCTCGTCCTTCTGCCCAAATGAAAAGGGGAGCTACACAGGCTCCCCTTTCTTATTGTCGGTACTTATTACTTATTACCGACGACTTGCTAGTCCACCCTTCGCCAGCTTTGGTACAAACTCAAATATAGCGTTTAATTCTTTGACACGAGCAGCTTCTTCTGCTGCATCTCCACTAATATCGTTGTATTTCTCCAACAAATTAGTAAAGCTTTTCAAATTTTCAGCACGTTGCTTTGCACCAGAGGACTCAAGAATGTTGACGATCTTGTTGATCTTAGGATACATGTCCGAAAACGTATTAATCTTGGCTGCATATTGTTGACCAATACCACCCTTTGTCTGCACGTTAGCACCCATACTTGCATACTTCTGCATCAAGTCTCTGATACTATTGTATGCAAAATATGCTTCTTTTCCACTGGAAGAGTTAACGGCATCGTTTACTATATTCGTTGTTTGTTTGGTTGCTTCCTTCAACGCATCAGGTGTCACTATAGCTTTAGGGTTTGGCCGACCACCGAATCCTGTAGGCTTAGCGGATAAAAGTTTTTCTATATTATCAGATGCGTCCTTCACAATAAGCTTGTTAGCTTCTGGAAACATGTCTTCTTTTTCATAGAAAGAAGCACGAGGCAGCGACACCGGACGAGCAACATATGACGAGCCGTTAATAGATTGAGCAATAGTGTTCAAGTCTTTAGCATCATAGTTTGCAGGTGTCATTTTCACTTTCGTGAATACATAGTCTGCATAAGGAACTTCAGTATAAACAAAATTGGATGGAGTTGTACCACCATACATTTCACGGGTAAAGTTGAAGTTCAAATCTCGTGTAAACGATGGAGCACCTATAAACATCTCTTGATGAAAATTCTTTGTCGTAGATTGAGGGTCGTAAAATCCTTTGCTCTTTATACCATCAACGTCCATGCCGCCGTGGTACAACTTGACAGGTGGTGTGTCTTTATACTTGACTCTCAAATCGTCTAGTTGTTTCTGATAATCGGTAGCCAACTTCAACACAGCTTCTCTATCTGTTTTGAAATTAAGTTCTCTATCATTCTTCACACGGAAATCACCCTGCATCACAGCCAATACTTCGTCGTCAAACATGTCAAGGTCTTTAGTTTTTCTGAACTGCTTGAATTGTTCTTTGCGATCTTGCTTGATAGACATTAAGATGTTGTTTCGTTGTTCTGTAACATCCATTTGATCACTGTATGCAAGATTGTTAAGTGCCTTTGGTTTCGTAAACTTTTTGTTCAGGTCGCCATCTTCCACGCCGTTTACTCGTTCAAACTTGATAAGCTGATCATCCACTTCATCAACGGCATTGTAGACACCTTGTTTGATTTCATTACCTGCCATGTCATATTCGATTGTGTCATCGATCTTAGCAGCAAAGGGTGGTGGAGGCATTTCAGAAGTCTTCAATCCTTTAGCTTGTCCTGTGTAGGAATGCAAAGTGTTTGCGTAGTCGTTTGGATTAGCAATCTTCCAGTTTGTTAAATAGTCAGCATCAAACTGTTCCTTCATCAACTCTTCACCCATGACATAGTCTTCGTCTGCAAAAGCTTTAGAGGGCGTAGGAGCCTCTATCGTCTGTGTTGGTGGGGTAGGTAGGGCTTGCTCTGTTTGGCTCAATACAGGCGCTTCTGGTGGCTTTGCTGCCGCTTCAGGAAGCGCAGGCGTAGGCTTTGCTGCAGACTTAGGCAGCACAGGCTTCTTACCCATCAACATGTTGGCGGTTTGATCCATTACTGCAGATGGCGCAGGTGCTGCAACAGCCTTCTTAGTTGCTGCTTGTTGCATTTCCTTGAGTAGATCAGCGGAAGATTTCTTAATAGCCGAACCAGCAGCCTTACCGATGATGTCACTGACAACACCACCAACTGCAAACTTCATACGCTTACGGATAGACTCAGCCATAGCCAACGCAGACATATAGTCTTTGGTGGTTTCTAAGTCTTGTCCAGTATTCTCTTTATAGAACGCTGCTGTTTCACGCTTAACTTCTGCTGGTAATTTACTATACTTAACAGAGAAGATGCGAGACTGACCACCCTGATCGAAAACAGCAGCCATGTCCTTGTTTGTGGCAATCTCTTTAGCATTACGCTGTGCCCAACCAAGCAGGTTCTGCAATGCAATCTTCTGCGCATCCTGTGATGCTGTCTGATAATAGTCAGTGTTCTTAACCTGATCAAACACATCCATGATGAGTGGTGCCATTGTCTTACGAGCAGCGGCATCAATTACTTTATCACCCGTAGTTGTGAAAACTTTATTGAAGTCAATCTTCAAACGCTCCACTTCAGATTCAAGTTCGCTAGGTTTACCCTTAACAGCAATACCACTCAACATCTTCAACGGACCAGCATCATTGAATGCTGCCTCTTCACGCAAAGCAGGCTGATACACAGGCAGTTGCTGTTTAACAACTGGTGTGCGCTTCATAATTTGTTGTTGGAATGACGTACCGAAACCTTCCTCACCTTGAGGAATCTGATAAGCGTCACGTGGCAAAGTTTCATCACGATCAATAGCACCAATGATGTCACTCACTTGAGCCAACGGAACAAACGCTCTACCAAGATATTCACCTGCCCATTCACCAAAGAAGGTGGCAATCTTTTGATCAGCACTGCCTTCACCAGTCTGCATATTAGACAGCGACTCTGTGAACTTATCACCCAACCAAGAGTATGTACCTGCTGGAGCTTTAAAGCCCGTCATGGCTTCAATGAACTCTTTAGTTTTGAACTCGTCAGTGCGCCCCTTTTCGAACTTCACCAACCAATCACCCATAGCCATGAATGGTGCGAGAGGGAACAGTGCCCTCATATCAACCTTAGACCCGTCTGGACCTTCAGCGTCATACCATGCAGTGTCTTGATGTTCTTGTCTGTACTTGTAAGCTGCATAAATTGCAGCAGTACCTATCGTCCCTTTAGAAACGTTCTCTAGTCCCTGAGCAATATACTTTGTACCAGTCTCATCACCACCCTTCAACAGAGTGGCACCCTTGGCAATGTCTGCTGTACCGGAAGCAAGTCCTGCAGGGCTGTGCTTATAGGTCCACGTCATAGCGTTAGCCATGAAACGAGGGAACGGAATAAGAGTGGAGCCAATAGGACCAAGTTCTTCAACGAACTTCACAGCATGGAACATCGGACCTTTAGTTGGCATCTTACTGAACGTAGCAGCCAATGCTTCATCTGTCGCGTTACGCAACACATCAAACGGAATAGTCTTTCCTTGAGCCATCACATCGTACATGTCGATGCCAACACGACTGAGTTGTTTCTCAACCGATGCTGTAAAGATTGCTTTGCGGAAGAATGCGTCCTGTGCAACGTTAAGGGTGTTAGCAACTTGCGCAACCTTAGACAGGTCTTTAGAGTCTGCTTCACCAACTGTCTTCAAGATTTTGTTTTGCAGTGCAGGTGATCCAGCAAGCAAGCGCTCAGCCACTTCTGACGACAAGTCATTCTGACCGAGATAAAAAGCTGTACGAACGGCATCGTCATAAACACCTTTCAGTCCACCAGTGAATGTACCAGTGACTGGCTTTCCTGAAATGGCTTCTGATGCAGACTTACCAACACGATACAGTACAGACTCGATAGCCTCTGATGCTGAGCCAAGCGTTACAACTGCAGCGCCAGAGAATCCGTTACGGATAGTGGTGGCAACCTGAGACACCATCAACGCTTTCAGTTCACGGTCAAGACGCATGGCGCCATCACGCAATCCAGAGAATGCCGAAGTCAACGCACCCCTATTACCATACATCGCATCAACTTCTTTAGCGGCAGCAGGGTCAATGCTCTTCAGTTTGTTTTGAATACGAGCCAACACAGAATAAGCCTGCAACGTTCTACCAGCATCACCAACTGTGGTGCGGTTCATACGTGCAAACTCTTCAGCAGTGATGCCAGCCTTAGCCAATGAGTCTTCCAAGACGATGTTGTCAATCTTGTCGATGTTCATGAAGACATTCTTCACAGCATCGCTAACTTTTTGATCTGCTTGTGGTGCAAGTTCTGGAACACGTGCCCATACTTCCTTAGCAACTTTCGCAGCTTGCTGATTCACATCATTGCGAATCTGCATCTCAGCAACAGAGGTGGGTTGTCCTTGTGCATCCAACAGTTTACGACCTTCGAAGATGTCATATTCATCTTCAACAGCCTTCATCGTTGGGTCTTCTTTGGTGACCTTCACTTCAGGTGCTGCTGTAGTTTTAGTTACACGTTGTTTAAGCAGTTCATCCAACTCAGCAACAGCACCTTTACCAGCAACAGCTTTACCACCTTTGATGAGCAGTGCTGTCTCGGCAGTGCCCAGTGCAGCACCAAGTGCGGCAGACGCTGCAACTCGCTTACCACTAACACCAGATTCAACCTTTTGACGAAGAGCATCAACGTCTGGTGTAAATCTAGCCTGATCTTCTTGAGTCAGCGTAGGTAAGATTTCTTCAAGTTGTTTAAGTCGAGCAGCTTCACCAGTCAACTCAATCTTCTGTTGAGCAACATCAGAAGCAGCAGCGCCCGTAGCTTCAATGGCTGGTACAGCAGCAAGCTTACCCACGTTGGTCTTGACAGCTTGTTTAACACCAGTCTTTGTTGCTTGCTTCATGAAAGCAGAAGTGGCGAGTTTACCCGCACCAACAGAGATGGCGGTAGTAGGATCGCTGACGATGCTACCAAGCACATCGAAGACTGGCTTGATGCCTTTCTGACCTGCGCTGCTGAAATAACCAGCAGTCTGATCAAACAAGTCATACGCTTCTTTGGCTTTCAACTTGTCAACATCTTTAGCGTTGTTGAGATATTGCAGTTCTTGTGTAGATGAGATGAGGTTCCCTGTACTCACCATTCGCATATGAGTAGCCCAACGCTTGACGTAGTCTTCAGCAGACTCACCAGCAATAGATTGACCAGATTTACCGAATCGAGAAGTGGCATAGTCCTGAATCTTTTTCATGTTTTCAGGATTGCTATACAACTCTTCAAAAGGAATCTCTGCTTGCTTCTTAGCTTGACGAGCAGCCTCTTGACGCATCAAAGCAGCACCAGAAGCCTCAAGAACATTGAAGCCTTGAGGTTGTGCTGGTGCAGCAGCCTTCGCAGGTTGTTGCTGTGTTGGTTTTGTTTCAACAGATTCAGGCTGAGCAGTTGTAGGCTTCGGTAGCTTCTTCAACGCAGCAGCCATCTCATCCTTAGACATTCCATCGGGAAACTCAACAGGACCAACACCAATAATTTCAACGATTTGAGCCATCTATTATTCCCAAGAATTTGTAGCAGGATTCCATTTAGGCACAGCACTCTTTGCAGGCTGTGGTGTAGTAGCGCGTGGTGTCGCAGGCATCGGACCACCACGAACCGCAGGAGCAGCAGGTGTAGGAGTAGGTGTACCACCTCTACCAACCACTTCAGGCACAGGAGGCTTGATAGCTTTACCAGCTTCGTCGAACCTGATACCAGCAGACATCATAGCATTCTTGTGCATCTCAGAACGAGGTGTACCATCAGGCTTCGCCATCTCTTTGATGATGGCATTGGCAGCAATAGCATCACCTTTACGGAACAACTCACTCTGTGACAAATCACGCAACGTCATAGTGACATTACCTTGTGCGTCTGTAGAGGTGATGAATGTGCCCGGTGGAAGCGATTGCTCAATTGTTGTAGCACGTGTACGTGTTGCCACCTGAATCAAGTTAGCTTGAGAAATCTTATCAGCATCTGTCTTGCCTTCTGCGCCCGGTGTCTTAGCCAAGATCTGACGTTGACGCAACAGTGTCTGAGCCAACGCCGCACCTTTCTTGTCACCCTTAGCTTGCTTGTCCTGAATCTCAGTAATCAAGTCAGACTGAATCTGTGCTTCTGTCTTGTTGGTTGTCTTGCTGATTTCTTCAATGGCTACAATGCGACCAATGTTTTCTGTAGCTGCAGCAATCTTTGTAGGATCACCGCTTTGCTGTGCATTCAACATCTCCAACTGTGCTTTGTCTTTGACATCCTTGAACTGTGGCTTCTTATGGAAAGAGCCAACATCAACTTCAGCCATAGACTCAATAGTCTTTGACGCACCAGTTCGTGAACCAAGCAAGTCCTCGAGAGAAACACCCAAGCTAGATGCAGCTTTCTTAGCTTCTGCCATCTTGTTAGTCGATGACAAACGTTGAATCAAATTACCTTCTGTAGAGTCAGCAAAGACTGACTTAACTTGATCGCCTGTAGCACGTGCTGTACTGAACACAGTGTCAATCCATGTAGCAGGATCAACATCTTTAGGGGCATTCGCTGTAGCCTTAACAAAGTTCTTCGACACTTGATTGACGTACTCTGGATTCTCTTCAATCTTCTTCTGCACAGTTTTTGCCAATGCAGGATTGGACAACAAACCAATCATTTGTTCATTGTCGAGAGTACCGTCCGAGAACTTAACTCCTTTGAAGAAGTCGTATACACCACGCAATTCTTCCTTGCGCTTAGCCACTTCTTTCTTTTGCTCAGCATAACCAAGATACATCGACTTGATGTTGTCTTGAATCTGTTTCGTGTTCAGCTCTTCTTGTTTTTCAATTTGTTCGCTAAAGCCTTTAGCCATACCGCCAACAAATGAACTCAGTCTAAAACCCATATCATTCTCCCCTAGCCATCAAACCCTTACGAGCAACTTTAGCTTCAGGGTTTTCGACAACACTTTGTTTAGCTTCCTTGATCAACTCCATGATGATACTAGGACTCACTGTATTCTTCTTAGCCACTTCCTCAGGAGTGACGACATACTCAACGTCATTGAGTTCAGCCAAGGTTTTAATAATCTCAACAATGATTGGTGTTACCAAGAAGGCTGTCTCAACAGTGTGATAACCCTTCATGATTGAAGTCTTAGTCAGTGTGTTGACGATTGTGATGATCGGCAAACCAGACGAGATCAAGTTCATCAACTCATAAATTGATTCAGGATTCTGCAGCTTCTCCATGTAGAAGGAAGCAACATCATCAATTGTGACGTACTGTGGTGGTTGCTCCCAAGGAACACTACCGGGTTCTGATGTCAATGACATGCCGGGGATTGGTGCCGACAAGAACATCGCGTCTTTATTTTCTTCCATTCATCAACTCCTGTTTTTGTTTCCTGATTGCTTCGATGTAGTCAGCAACTTGATTATAAATATCGGCTTGCTTTTTAACACTACCGTCTGTCTTGGTAACAAGACCCTTACTTGTCGATGTTTTCTTTTTATTCATTCGTTCATTGACAACTGTGTCAATTTTAGAATAGAAGGATGAGAAGTTTTTCATTGTTGTTCCATTAGAAAATGTCAAGCTTACCGAGAATCTTAGATACGAATTTACCAACATCGGCACTAGACTCTGAGTCAGCCCTAATGTTAGCAGCAACAATAGTGGCGGCAGCACTTATCTCAGCAGCAGCAAGTTGGGTAGCTCTACTCGCATCGTTCTCAAACGACTTCCATGCGTGATCAACAGCATCTCTGTACATCTGCACTTCGTTATTATACTCAGCCATTGTCATACCTTGAGCAAGCTGTGCATTCACAATGTTAGCAGCATTAGTAGCAGCAGTGTTAGCTGTAGCAATCTCACGTTGCCATTGAGCATTTGCTTGATCAATAACAAGACGCTGTTGAGCATTGAATGTTTCTCGTTGGTTCTGCACTTCAGCATTGAACTTGGAGATTGCATTAGTCTGATCAGTATTAAACTGAGCAATGGCATTCTGTTGAGCAGTGTTGAACTGACTCACCTGTGTAGCCATCTGCGTATTGAACTGATTAGTCTGATTGGTGCTAGTTGCGTTGAACTGTTTAGCAGCATTCTCAGCAGCAGTGTCAGACAAGATAGATTGTGAAATCTGCTGTGCCTTAAACAATGTTGTCTGTTGAGTGTTAGACAAGTTCGCCATGTCCATCTGCAAGAACGCCTGAGCATTCACCACAGCAGCTTGTTGACGATTGTTGAGGTTGGCTGTCTCAAGTGTTGCAATCTGTGCAGCGTTTGCCATCACCATTGCTTGACTATTGGACAGGTTAGCCAAGTCCATTGTCTGAGCCAAACGAGCATTCTCCAAAGCCACTTGTTGTTGAGCACTGAAGTTCATGTTAGCGATGTCAGACACTTTAGCTGCGTTGACAACACGAGTCTGAAACTCTTGATCGAACTCTTGACCCATGAAAGCAGCACGTTGTTGTGCAGCCAACACAGCAGTTTGTTGACGATTGCTTAAATTTTGAGCAGCAACAGCTTGATAAGCCTGTGCGTCAGCAGAAGCAATAGGCAATGCAGACTCAAGCGTGGCCTGAATCAAAGCCTGTCCAGCCAAGCTAGAAGCACCCAAACCACGAGCAGCCAATGTAGCTGTCACAGCGCGAAGGTTAGCAGCAGCCCAAGGTGGAGGATTACCAGATTCAAAGTTGGTCATCAACTTGTTAAGCTGACCCTGAACAGTCATCTCTTCAGTGACAACACCCTGTGCAGCAGACGCTGCAGTCTGTGCAGCCAATGCTTCAGCACGAGCTTGATCAACTGCAGGACCAGCCACCATTTCACCAGCCTGTGCTGTACGAGTAGGAGCACCTTCAACTTTACTAGCAACACCTTGTGCAGCTTGCAAATTAGACAATGCTGTTGATGTTGGCTCCATAGTTTGAGCAGCCACTTGAGCATCCGCAGACACAGTACCTTGTGCGGGTGCAACACCTTCCATCAACTTACCAATATCCGTTGCAGTCTTTGATGCATCAAATGTAGCAGCACCAACAGCGCCGGGTGCATTGACTGTAGCGGCTGTAGCCTGAGTAGCAGTGGCTGTTTGAGCAGCACCAGCACGTGGAGCAGTGTCAATGTTCTGTGCTGCTGTTGGTGTAATCAACGCAGCCGAAACCTGTGCAGCGTCAGGAGCAAGAGGCTTACCTGTAGGTGAGGTAGGCGGTGTTGTAGGTGTCGTAGGTGTTGTAGGTGTCGTAGGTGTTGTAGGTGTCGTAGGTGTCGTAGGTGTCGTAGGTGTCGTAGGTGCTGTAGGTGTTGTTCCGCCGGGACCAGCAACAAACGGGTCTGGTGTGGCAGTTGTGGTTTCTAATGCCAACGGTGAGTTAGGTGCAAACATTGGCTTATCAAGACCGGGACCATAGCTGCGACCAGTGGTTTGACCACCCGGTCCAGCAACAGGACGTTGACCTTCTGGAAGCGCGGCCCAATCAGCAGCCTGCTTATCCATACGAGCACGTTCAGCATCTTCTTGTGCTTGTTGTTTTTTTGCCCAGTCTGGATCAGTCCAAGGTGCAACACCTGAAGTCTCTACACCAGATCGGGCCAGCAACTCACCCCTTCTATTAGCACGATCAATCTGTTCCTGAGCACGAGTAGGATTGGTATATGGATTAACACCTTGACGGGCGTATTCATCATAAATACGTTCTCCGGTGTTTGGATTGATCTGTGCCATTTGCCAGTCAATAAACTGTTGCTGCTCAGGAGTCAGCTTTTCTCGGGCAGTTTTAAGTTCAGTTACAGGAACAGAAGACATAGCAGGAGATGGCATAGTTCGGAGTGTTACATCACCACCGGGATTGGCGACTCGAACCTCCTCACCCCTTGACTCCATATCCGCACGAACGGCTTCACGATCAGCGGTTCGTTGTTGTTGTTCTGCTCGTGCAGCAGCTTCACGGGCTGCGTTGTTGAAGTCAGCAACATTACCAAACTGAGGAAACGCTGCAGCCATATCAGCAGGTGAATACTTGAGTAATGCTGCATCAAGTGCGGCTTGAGTCTGTGGACCTGCTGCCAACTCTGCTTGAATCTGAGATGCCGACACACTGCCGCCATCAGCAAACTTCTTCACTACACCACCCTTCGCCATACGCTTTGCGAACTTATCAGACAACGCAGCATATTTCATTTCCAAAGCTGGAGATGAACTGATGAAGTCGTCAAAGCCCTGCATAGGGCCGTCATAACCGAGCTTACGAGCTACGATTTCTTTTTGTTTTGCTGTAAAATTGTCAGCCATATCTTACCTTTTTAAGCTACCAAACCTTGGAGATACACAGTTCTACCATTTTGTCGAACCGCTGTCATCACTTGTCGTTTAAGATTGTTACTGTCGTATGAAACATGTACCCAACCACTATCAGGAATACCTTGTGTGTAGAACTCTAAAATCAATTGTGTGAATTCAAAGTTGTCTGCTATATATTGTGCAAGATCTGCATTGGCTACACCGGGTATTTCAATGTCAGCAGCTTGTCCTTTGCAGTGATCGCTAGTACGACTACCACCAACGGCAGCATTGACATCAGGACTGCGATAGCCACTATTAACTTTAATACCAACACCATAAGCATCACGCAATGGTTGCAACACTTGTTCACACAGAGTAGTTAAATTATACACAACTTCATCACTATGCGGTGTGTTGTCCATATCTCTACGTGAAGCTGTCTCACTCTTAATCATCTCGTGTAAAGAGAAGTTGTCAGTCAGCATTGTCATTTTTTCTCCTTATTTGTAGGCCAAGCATCTCTCAAGGCTTTCGCATCAACTGCGTGTCCGTCAGCGAATCTTGCCATTTCTTCAAGAGCAACTGTACACTCTCCGAATACGGACGTTGAGGTTGTGGCGTAGTCTCTAACGGCGGGGCAGGTAGCTGTAGTGATGGCGGTGGTGGCACGGTTTGCTTCGACGCGCACCCGGTGAAGCTCAATACGAGCAGCATCGGCAGCAAGAGAGTTTTTACGAATTTGTTGTTGAGCAGCTTTGAGAGCATCATCTTTCTGTCCTTGTAAACGAGCAGCTTCTTTAGCCACCTCTGTTGTTGCAGCCGCTACAGCAGCAGCGTTAGTTGCTTCCATCTCTGCAATGGTTGCACTCATTCTCCAACCCTGAACAGCAAAGCCACCAAAGAAGGTGGCAATGGCTATGACAATTGTGATGATAACATTCACAGAGGATGCTCCTGTTGATAGGGACGTGGTGTAGGATGTGGCATATGACGTGGGGGTGGAGGAGGCGGCATGTGCTTTGGTACATCCGTCATCTTACCACGAACGTATGCTGTAGCAGCCATGAACGCAACAACAACTGTACCCATTGATGCAGAGAATGTGGCAACCAAACTCATTATGAGTGTCACCTTTGTTGCCTCTACAAAACCTGATGCTAAATAAATAATGAGGATGAACGGAAGAAACAATGCCAACCACGCCATGATGCGTTGTTGGTCAGCAAGCTTATCCATGTTGTCAATCTGCAACATCTTCTCGCTGCGGTCAAGCTCTTCGTCTGTTACAACACCATCATGATTTATATCAAAATCATTGTAGATAGAATGTTCTTGTAGTTTTTTACTCATGATCTATCTTTGAATAAGGTGATAATAATTACTGTAAAGTAAATAGAGAAAGCCAATACACCTGCCAAAACACTCCACCACAATCCTTCAATGATACGATTGCGCCGTATCATCTTGTTTTTGATTTCTTCTTCGACAGCTTCTTTACGTTGCTTAGCAGCTTTAGCCTGAAACATACGCCAGTCGTCAATGAGTCCCGGCCTACCGCTGTAGGTCATAGCAAGTTCAAGCTGTTCTTTCTGCACTCGAATTTGTTCAAGAGCAAAGAATTCTTCAGCGTCTGTGTTGACAGTGTCGCCTGATTTATCTAACAAACGCTTACGTAATGTTGCTTCACTGTCTAATAATTGTGACAATGCTTTACCAGCATTCATCAACTCACCAGTGTTTGCTATAGTTTCTTTAATGACAGCAAATGCGGCGTTCGCTGCGGCGAGTTCTACCAACATTAACGCAACAATCTTTCACCAACGAAGGTGAGAAAGCCTCCGAAGATTGAAGCGATTGTCATACCCATCCAGAAACCACCCTTACTTTGATTAGCAAGTTGCAGTAAAGCTTTAATATCAGCGTCCATACTATCAACCTTCTTAGTTAGATTGTCGACAGTGCTAATTAGTTTTCCGTATTCAACCGGATCGATAACATCAGACATTTCTACCTCAGCAAGGGCCAACAGTAAATTGGTTAGGTTGGCAACGTGGTACACACGGACCAATTACAAAACCATCAGTACACCAGTTTGGCTCGGGAGTATTGGGTCGAGTACTAATAATAGGAGTTG